GTGATAGCTGGATAGTTGTTGGAATCGGTTGAGAATGTTTTAAATCTTATCCTAAGATATTGTTCTTTTGAACCGTCAAAAAACGAAACCGGGTAGTATCTAATATCTGCATAATCAGTCCCTAGAGTTTCATCTTTAGCATAACCAATAATAATATTATTGATCGTTTTAAAAATAACTAATAAAGAATTACCCGCAGAAATCAATGCAGGTGTTATGCTTGTATAAACATCACCTAGATTAAGTTCTGCATATGCAAAACTTACCGGCGGATTCGTTCTACCGTTTTTAATTGAATTAAGAACCCTTTCAATATATGTAGCTGATTTATATATGCTATCTTCACCGTATAGAGAAACCATCGCAGTTGCTTCTGCGTTATTTTGGCAAAACCATATTTTAGTTTTATAATTTTTAAAACGATCAAAAGCTTTGTCGATGTCAATTTTTGGGAGATTTAAACCTGAGTCAGCTGACAAATACTCGCTCTTTTTTACCAGATCATCTGATAAAGAAAATGTAGCATCAATTTTATCATAATATGCATTAGCCATTATTTGTGAAATAACTTTGCCGTTTAGTTTGTTGCCAATACTTGGCAAGTCATCAATACTGTTAAATCTATAAGAAGGCGATTCTTCTTCATTCTTCATAGAATCAATATATGTATTCAAGTTTTTAACCAATGAATTAGCATTAACTACATTATCTTCTTGATTATAGATAGTTGTTCTTTTGCTATTAATGCCATTTTCAGCGCTGACCAATGCGTCAACGTAAAATGAGACGTTAACAATGTATTTATTCCTGTGCCATTTTAAAAGTGGATATATGTAATCGGTACTAACCAAAGCGCCGCCGTACCACACTTCGACATATGCATAATAATCCGCTCCGTAATCTTCTGAATCACCATCACAAACTTTAACATTATATACCTTATCTTCTTCTTGCTTAAAATATAAAGTGTTTTCTTGATGTTGTGGTTGGCCACCAGTAGCGTCTGGGTCTAATTGTTTCCAATTGTCATAAGGTAATATATCTATTTCAGGATATGATAACACATTACTAGCATTTTCATCAATCGATACGTATAAACCACTATCAGGATATATACGATTGCCGTCAGAATCAAACACTCGATAATCTTGCCCGGCATAAGTTGACCATTGAGTCGGACTATTTGTAATAATGACTCCAAAGCCTCTAATTTTGACTTTATTAGCAATTTTAATCTTATGATTTAATTTTACTACAGCTGAGCCTGGTTCAATTGTAAGCGTGTCATTCTCAGGGGATGCTCTTAAACCTTTAGAAGCGTCTTGGTGAGGAAACCATGCCATATCACCATTAGTTAAATTATTGACCAACGAATGGACCCTAGATGCATAATTAGCGCCTTGATATTGGTTATCTTTGCTTAAGTACAATCCGTTAATATTGGCTAGTTCAGTATTACCTTCTAATGAAACAAAATACAATTCTAAATTGTATGAACTATTTATTCTAGCTTTGATTCTAACTCTATATCTTTGACCAATTTTAATTAAGTTATCAAGTAATGAATTACTTGCGACTTGGTATTCTGCTCCATCCCAATTTTCAGAAAGAACAGAATAATCGCCAGTAGTGTCTAATACAATAGTTTTGTCTTTGTCGCATAAAGCTAATAATCTTGTAAAAAACTCTGATAACGTGTATTCATTTTGCGTAAAATAAGCATTTTGAATAAATATTTCTCGAGTATAAGCTAGTAATTCTTGAATTGAATATGAGTGGTAACAATAGTCAACTCCGCTTTTATTATCTATCTTACCGCCATCCACAATTACATAATCATATTGTTTAGTTCCAAAATCAATTCTGCATATAGTTCCCGGAACTAGTTCCGGTTTGCTAATTTCTGTTGAACCTTTAAAATATAATCTAATTGCGAAAGCAGACATCGTTTCATTTTTTAAAGTATCCCCAAAAGATAATGGCGTTACTATTCTTCCGTAAGTAACCCATGCACTAGATTCTAGATATTTGAATGTTACATCCATACAATCACTTCCTATCTTTAAAGGTTACTTTGTTATACTTATCATAACTGATTATAGTATTGGCGTTAATCGATATCTGCCCAGTTTGTAATTTTAGCATTAAAACATCGTTATATTTATTTGCTAATTCTTCCATCTCTTGTTTGTGCTTAACTAATTCTTGAGATAGCATAGCTAACCCTTTGGTTAACAAACTAAACATTGCTGGCACATTGCCGGTTAAAGCAGAGGCAGCTGTAAAACCAATTTTTGCGCCTTGTGAAATAAAACTGCCTAAAGCTTGATTTCCGGTCGCACCTACTATCTGCCCTAAACTCGAAAGAAACATTTGAGCGGATATCGCGCCAGTGAACATAGCTGCATTTTGTTTTTGACTAGTTTTTTGTGACGGTAATATACCCGCTTGTTCATCAAACACTTCATCATTTACACCTTGATAAGCCCCGGCTATTACGTTTTCAACCCTGACTTTGATTACATCTTGATTAGCATCAGCCATATAATCACTTCCTATTCAGAGTCAAAGTTAGATATTCGAATCCGTTTTGTTTGTAACGATTTAAAGTCATAGTCATTTCAATACCAGATTGAACAATTGAGAGAGACTTTCTAACTCTCTTTACTAATACATCAAAACTGGTGCTGGTTCTACTTTCATAATAAAGTCTTAATAAGCGCTCGTGCAATATATTAGATGTTTGAATTGCTAAAGTTAAGTTAAGAGTTTGACTATCGCCAGCAACGTCTTTTTGCGTGTTATATTGATCGATTAGATTTGTTTGGTTAATAACCGGACCAAGCGGCTCTGATTCAGAAGTAATTCCTTCTATTTTTACATAAGTGTCTTGAATTACAGTTTCTAATTCAATTATGTAATATACAACAGATTCCGGTAATGACCCATCGCTAACTTTCAATATATATCCTAAAGGGTAATCAGCCGCTGGATAACCAGAGGGAATGCTTGGAAATGATTCTGTGTTAATGATGGATTCTTTCATATCTTCAGATGTTGAGTTGTACGTCGTTTCATCAGACGAATTCCAATCGTTTACTTCCAACTCTACATCTTCGAGAAATATATAGAAATCTTCGTCATCCATCGCAAAACTAGATGTGTGGATAACCTCGCCCGTCAATATCAATTGAACAACGCTTAATGATTCACTATCAAATTCATCAGATTTAACTTGTATATTATATGGTGAGCCATTAATAATAGGAGCGCGCCATACTAATCGATATTGGTACACTTCTTCTGTTGCTACGTCGTTATCTTCTAAATCATCAGTTACACTGGACCACACAGCATTAGTTGCTAAAATGTACGTATTAATAATTTTAATGAAATCTTTTTGATAATATGCCGGTATTTGAAATATTAATTGTAAAGGTGTTTGGACGGCTTTAGTGCCTGGTATTTGTGTAAGGGTACCTTGACCGCTTTGAGTAACTGCTTGAATATCAAATTTATCATTATTTTTGCTCTGAGAATTCAGGTTATCCGTTAACAACAGTGTGTATTTAGTCTCTCTATTTTCTAAATTAAGGAGATACTGGATATCTTCTTTAATTAGTGGAGTAAGTAATTGTTCGATCGTTTTCATTCGCTAACACCTCACAGTATATTTGCTAAGGCGTCAAATTGGCCTTGCAATTGCATATTATTTTTCATTTGCATTTTTTTATAATCTTGTTCCGATATTTCGCCCGAAAGAATCGCGATTAAAACAGGCGTTGCTTCAACGCAAGCTTCTTGTATCCACCCTTCGTTAGGATTAATTCCTGGACGATTGATCCATATACCGTTAGTGTAAACAGCATAAGGAGCGAGTTCGCCACCGATAACAATATCCCATGTACCAACTTCCGGATTCCAAACTTTCTTAATGGCGTTTATTGCTAAATTGCCACTTTCTTTTGGAGCTTTTATTTTGAGCCAAAGAACTAAATAATCAGCAGCTTGTTCAAATCTAGCCTCATAACTAATCACGTTAAAGCCACCATATATATATCTTTTAAATCATCATACTCAACGTATGATACTTGATATTTCTTATTTTGAAATAAAACCTTTGCGCCTTCTTCAATGCCTATAAGTTTTGACACATTAGTGCTGCCTAATATCATATTGACTGTTTTACCTTCAATTCCTGATCTAAACTGTTTAGAAGTTCTACTGGCTGATGTTTTAGTGCACCAAAACTCCGTACCTTCTAAATCATAACCTACAATTTGCCCGTCATCAGATACAATCTGTTCATGCCATATTGCATTAAACGGTTGACCAGCTCTATTTTCCATTAGTGCCACCCATTAGTTATAATATGATTTGCCAAGATATTCTTAGCGCTTCTACATATCACTATCTTATCTATTTCTTGAACCGGTATCATACTACCTGTGAATGCGTTAAATCCAGACATATGAGTATAATCAGTTTCGTTTAATTCGTACTTTAATTGCTCCATCGCGGCTTTGTTGACATAAGTTTCTTGAGCTAATGTAAGGCTGTCAATATCAAAGTTAGGCATTCTAGAATAAACATATTCTTCGATTTTTTCGACTGTCAATAGTATCCTTCTATCAACTTTAGTTCCTGGTTCTTCATCATCAGGAATGGCATCACTTAAACTAATACCATAACGTAATCTGAATTCTTCTTCTGTAAATTTTGTGAAAGCCATATTAGTGCCCCCTTATGAAAAAAGAGGGTGGCAGTATGAACCACCACCCGGATTTTTTATTCTTTTGAAGTAGTTGTACTCTTAACTGTGGCTTTTGCTACATTCTTTTTCCAACCGTCGTTTTCCATTTTTGGAACTACAGCTTCATCAACGAGGATAAAGATAGCTCCGTCTTTTGTCAATTCTACTTGTTTACCCATTAAGCATCACCTTATGTATTAGGCTGCTGTATGAGCGTAGATGCCTTTTGTCTTGTTAGACTTAACAGCACAATAACCATATTTGTGGTTACCAACTCTGTAAGCATCATAGTCTGCGTTAGGAGCATCGATTGAGGAAACGACTCTCTTCATAGCTTGAACTACCGCTGTCGGATGAACGATTAAGAAGTTAAGATTTTTGCCAGTCGTAGCATTCTTAATGTAACCACCAGCTTCTTGCCCTGAAGTAGTTCCATCATACATCGTGATTGCTGAATAGAATCTTCCTTGTGGAACCGGAATGATTTGAGCAAACTCTTTTAAGGTTTCTCTTGATTTTGTAGTATCCAATGCTTGGATAGCTCTGTATTTTAAAGCTTCTACATAAAGGATTCTTCCTTCTGTTGGAACTTCGTTTGTGTCTTGCACGCCTTGAGCTGTATTAATCGCTGTTAAAAGAGCAGATGCATCTGCTAAATCAGCCGCTACAGTAGTTCCTGCGCCCGCTGCATATTTTGCAAAGCGGTATGCATCAACTTCTGGAATTGAAGCTGTTCTTTCATACTCAGCCGCTACGTCCATGTAGAGACCGCCTAATTCTAATTCATCAGTTGCTTTGATAAAGAATTTACGCCCTCTATCATAGTCAGGTGTAACACTTTGCCATGCGACTGTTACATCACCGGAAGCGTATGCTGCATTAGTGCCCATCGCACCAGGACCTTGAACTGATACCTTTTTAATTTTAAACTCATTACCGACCATAGTCGCTTCTGCGTTATCTAGAGCAGCTGTCAAAGCTCCTCTTTTGTACATTAAATCTAAAGCCTGTAAATAACTTACAGGTAATGTGACTGAATTTGCCATTTGTAATTACCTCTTTCTTTTTTAGTTTTTAGTTTTTAGTTTCTGGATTACCAAAGCCATATTTAGCTGCTAAAGCTTCGGCCTCTTCTGCGGTTGTACCGCCTTTTGATTCTTGAATTGGATTGCCAAACTTATCTTTCTTTGTTTGGTCATCTTTTTGCTGATTGTTAATTTCAAACAAGTAAGCATCAGAGGTTTTTAGAGCCTCAAGTTGCTTTTCTAAACCGTCAAGTTTTCCATCGATTACTTTAACTTCATCGATATTTAATAACGCTCTTGCTGCTTTAGGGTTACGAGCCCCAGCGCCTCTTAAAGCATCGCTTATTAGATAATCTCTTTCGCGAGTTAAAAGATCGTTTTCGTATTTTTCTTGAGCAAGTTTGTTATCTTCTTGAAGTTTGTTGATTGTCGCTTGCAACTCTTCGCTGTTCTTTGAATTTTTAACAGCGTTTTCTAAATCAGCCGCAAGTTTAGCGTTATTAGCTTTTAACTCTTTAGCTTGATTGCTTACTTCATCAAATCTAAATTTAGGGATAAAGTTTTCCTTAACCTCAAGCACCGCGTTTGTATCTTTTAACGCTTCTTCTAGTGCCTTTGCTACTTCTTCGCCTAATAGTTTTTTTAATTCTTCATTAACAGTTAACATAACAATTCTCCTTCTCATTTTTTATCGAGGTTCAGTCCCCGGTCTGAATCGGTAATTTGCGCATTACTGCGAAATATAAAAAGGCCACAAGGGCCTAATTAATAATATTTTTCTTCATCGCTTAAAATTCTTGTACGCCATTCATAAAAAGCTCTACCATTATTAAGTGAGAATTTCTTATAATTAGTGTCTAACCTTTGCCAACGCTTTCTTAACCTTGAAGCCTCTGCGTTATCGCCATTAATTCTTAACGCTCGTTCTTCGAGTTTTAAATTGCGAATACTTCTTTCGTAAAGCCTTTGACGATTATTAAGTTCGTTCTCTTTTTTAACGGTTGCTTCGTCATAATCTTGAGGCGGTCTTGATTTTGGTGTATAAGGTATTAATCTATGTCTGCAGTTATAACCGTTTATAATACCGTTACCATCACCTTTAGGGCCCTCTAGTGCTTCTGATAAAGGAGTAAACGGAATTCCATCTATAGTTCCTTTACGGCCTTTAATAGAATAAAGCTTGCCTTGATAAGGAGCGCATCTCATTGATGAATCAGGGTGGCTTGAAGTCCAAACCAAATCTTTGTCATCCTCAGCGTACTTTGCTAAATCTCTTTGATTAGCCTCATATCGAGTTCTCATTTCCGCATAGTTTCTAAGATTCATTTTATAGGCATTGCCGTTTCTATCTGTTCGATAAACATTGGCTGGATCAGTTGCGAGTTTCTTTACTTCACTCTTGACAATGCTTTCGTAACTTTCAATAACAGGAAGCCCTCTAGCGTCTTGTGTTAACACATTTCTAAAATTGCCTATGATTTGATTTTGTTGTTTTGGGTCTAATCCCAAGTAATCGGAAAGGCTTACATTATAAGACTTAGCGATATTGCTAATTTTTGGATTGACTGTTGAAAGCCGTTCAATCGTTTTTAAAACAGTAGCATTAATAACTTTCAAAGATTGTCTATAAGTATATTCCCACCGTTGAGCGTTCTGAGCTAATGCGTATTGTACTTGCTTTACATCTTTTCTAGAGATGCTTGCTGTCGCTTTTTTAATGATTTCTTTAATTTCAAGTGATAATTGCTCTTTTGGAATATTTAACTTATAAGAGCGTATTATAGCCTCTTTGATAAGAGTCTGAGCTTCTTGTACCGCTATGACTTGATTTTCTGCAATGTTCTCTTTTGGACTTTTGAAGTCTTCCATGAGCTAGTCCTCAAATATCAATTTAAGTTGTTCTTCGCTTACTTCTTCATAGTTAGTCAAAAGACTAGGATCCATTTGTACTATAAAAAACATCTCTTTATCATTGAGATATATCATGCCATCAACGGTTACTTTTTCGGGGGCGTAATATAACGTCTCATTCTCGTTTAGCAATTTCATATGCGTAACCCAGATGGTTTCTTCAATAACTAATGTTCTGGCTTGAAACGCAGTTGGTTCTTCTAGCTCATCCATCTGTGCTAAGTAATTTTTTGTTGGTGGTGAACAGCTAACTAAGAAAACCACCAGAGCAATTACAACGAATAACATTATCTTTTTCATTCTTCTTCGCCCCCCTCATTATTGATATTTTGGTCTATTAAATCTTCCATCCTCAAAGACTCTGGGTTATCTAATGTAAGACCGTTTTCAAGTTTTATTCGATCTACAATTTCTTGTTGTTGGTCGCTTGATAAAGTTCTGTAAATTCTTTCAACTGCCGTCTTTATATCGGCAACCCTCATATTCATAGCTTGGCCCCAAGTAGTGATAAGTTCCATATCGCTCGCTTTAGCATAGTCAGGAAATTGTACTCTTACATTGCAATTATCAAAATCAACATCGGGCATAGACTCAATGCCCGGTTGTTCATCAATATAACCATTGTTGAGTAAGAAACTATTTAGTTCTAGAAGTTTCAATAAGATACTTTCTAGATAAGGACCCCAACGGCCTATCATTTCATTTCTTGTGTCGATGGTGTCTTTTTCTCGTTCTTGTTGCGACTCTGGGCCAGCGACTATTGACTCAAACCCAGCAGCTAAACCACCTAAACTCGTCGGCGATATATGAGCGTTTGCACAAATCATTCCAACTTCCATTCGCCACTTTTTAACAAACGAATCTGTTCTGTCGGATCCTGAAAGGACTGTCGCTGCCGGTTCTTTGCCTTGCGCTTGGTCCATATCAACTTTAGGGCTTACATAATTAGTTTTAAATTTGTCTTTACCAGTTACTTTGCCTTGATCGTCTTTATCCATCCATTCAATTGGATATACATAAATCGATTTGTTTTCTCTAACTTCACTGGTGTTTTCTGAATAGAGTTCATCTAGTTTGTCAAAAGAAGATAGAACTCCTGAGTAATCAGATTCACCGTACCATGAACCCGGGAAGTCTTTGTTAGGTAATCGATTTGGCTTTTCAAACGCCAACATACCCTTAAGACCAGGAAATACATAAGTTTCTTGAGCGATTCCACCCATAAGTTCAGGGCAGTGATTATTCCAATCATCAAACTTGATCGGTATTTCTTTACTGTCTTTTAATTCGTACAAGTCGTTTGTAATTATTGCATCACCTAGTTCAACAGCGTTTCTTTGCTCTTTATAAACCCACTGTCTTGCGTACGCTAATATATCCTCATTGCTTGGAAATACAGACGTTGGTCTAACAGTAGTGTATATTTCATCTCTACGATACTTTTTATTTTTCTTGGCGTTACTATACCATTCATGAAAAGTAATTGCGGTGGTATGCCCTCTTTCTTTTGTTACACTGAATAATCTAGCGTCTGCCGTTTCAACAATCGGGAAAGGCGATATCTGTCTATCAAAAGATAGTTTAATCGCATGATGCCCTGAATAGCTTTCTTCAACAGTCGCTTTCTTCACATTATCGTTCAAGTTAACTCTAGGTATAATTACATCAACAAGGATACTTCTTAATTTCTTTGAAGCTTCTTCATCAACATCTTCACTAACATTACCGTTTTCATCAACCTTAAACACTTCAACATCAATAGTTACTGGTTGACCCCATAAGAGCCTAGACTTCTTGTTAGATATCAAGGATGGCATTCCTGTATGTACTTTGATAATGTCATCAGGTGCTACTCGCCAAAACATTCTAGTGTCAACAACTGACTCTTGCCCTAATACTATTTTTTGATTTTTGTAATAGTTTGAGAGGATGTATTCATCGCCCATAAACCACACTAGGTATTGTGTTAAAAGTCTTGCCCTACGTTCTGAGGTCATGTATTCAGCTCCTAACCTGGAAAAGTCAGGGTTATATTTTATCTTGTCATTCAATCTCAAAAGCCCCCTCTCAAGCTTTGCGTCATAGCGCGCATTGAAGTAATCCGAAATTTTAGTTAATATTCCCATACAATCAACTCACTCTCTTAGCCGCTAATAATAGTTTGTTCATATGTCTTGTTTCTCCGTACTCGACCGCATCCATGATATCGTTCATCGGAAGGTTGTTATCTTCTCTTTCCTTACCCTCTTTGCCTTTAACCCACACAGCCGCCATATATGCGTTATATGCGGCAATTGCTTGGTTGTGTATGTATAACCTCTTTAGTGTAAACAAGATGATGTTAAGGTCTACACGCTCTTTAATCGTTGCTTTGTAACTAGGGGCTATTGCTATAGGTAACCCCGCGGTTTGTAAGTCTTTAATATAATTACCTTCTGCAGAATCAACAAAAGCTCCATCGATAAGATTTAAGATGTTGCTATGTCTTGTTAAAAAACCTCTTAACCTATCAGTTTTGTAACCATACCCAACAGATCGCCCGTTTTGTTCTGAATTGAAAACTTCAATATCAACAATAGCGGCATATTCAAAATTCTTTGAAAAACCTAACAACGCAAATACGTTGGTCGCTCTATTCTCAGCAATATCAACGCCGATTGTAAATCTGGATAGCGGATACTTAAGCTTTCCATTTTCATCTTTCGCATAGATATCAACGATGCAATCAGGGTTCATGTAATCAGCAAATATCATCTTGCCCCATTTGCCGCGCTCACCCAATGTTCTAGTCTTATGATAAAAAGAACCCACTGGATAAAGCGTCTTTAGGTTCCGTTTTTGTTTATGATCCAAAGCTGGGTTATCTTCAAAATCCCAATGCATGTAATAATAACCGCGTTTTTTTGTTTTAACCGAATTCATATCGCTTATGATAGAAGCCGGTGCGTTGCCAATTATTAAGCATTTGTTAATACGGTTCTGATATATAGGGTGGTTAGGATCATCACCGTTAAGCGTACATATTGTTATTGGATGTTCAGTCGCCCCTTGCCGAGCAAAGGTTTCATTTACAAATAATTCATCTGCAATATTAACTTCATCGATAAGTATTGTTTCGATGTCCTTGCCAAGTATTTTCTTCCATTTAGAGGTATCAGCATAACCAGCTAGCAATATTTTTTTATCAGTTCCAAGTACAGCTACATAATAACCGCCAATCTCATCTTTCTTAATTCTATAATAATCAGGAAACATTGTTAACAATCCCAACTTGGCGTTAAGAATATTATCATTGATTGAATCTGTATCTTTTGCGGCGATTAAACCGAACTTAGCTTTTTGAGATTGAACTCTATGATGAAATCCAACTATTGACGTTACTGACTTAGCTGATCTGATTGTTCCCTCTGAACAGAAGAACCTTGTCTCGTAGATTGTTGTATCATTGACCGGATCGTAGATGTCTTCTTTTAAGTTTATCCATGATAACGCATCTAGTATCTTGTTGTTAAATTGGATGTTAGGGGCAATAGTAATAATGCTGCTAATCATAGTCAGAACCCTCGATTACTTCTTGAGATTGTTCTTCTTCGTCTTCTTCGAATTGTATTGAGTTATCTACTCGTTGCAACTTACTGGCCGTTGTAACTCTTTCTTTCATAGC